GAAGAAGGAGAAGACCTTGAAGAAGGAGAATACATGATGGATGAAGAAGAGTACGAAGAAGAAGATTTGGACGAATCTTACAACCATAGAAGAGCTGTCAGAGAGGCAAAATCGACAGTAAAACCTAAAGGTGTTGGAATTGGGTCAGGACCTAAATTTACTTACAAAGATAAAGCGAAAGGCGGATTCGATGAGAAGAAAAAAGAAGGACCGAAATCAGTAGGTACTGGTAAACCTAAGTTCGAATACAAGAAAGGTGAAAATATGGAACAAAAATCCAAAGTTGTTAAGGCTGAAACAAAAGAGGGTACCAAAAAAGGTGATACTCTAAAGAGAAAAGCTTTCGAGAAGGAAGAAACTAAAGAAGCGGCTAGAACTTATGGAATGGGTTCAAAAGAAGGAAGAGGTTTAAGAAAAGGAATTACCCCAAACAGAAATTTTGTTTATGGTAAAAATGGAGTTAAAACTGAATCCTCAGAATCAGAAGTTGCAACGTTGAGAGAGAAAAATGAAGAATACAGAAAAGCATTAAATGTTTTCAGAGAAAAACTTAATGAAGTTGCCATCTTCAATTCAAACTTGGCATATGCTACAAGATTATTCACTGAACATTCGACTACTAAAAAAGAAAAAATTAACATTCTTAGAAGATTTGATAATGTAGATACTTTGAAAGAATCTAAAAATCTTTATAAGTCGATTAAAGACGAATTGTCTAAAACTGAAAGTACACCAATTAACGAATCAGTGGAAACTAAATTAAACAAGAGTGTTTCTACAGGTTCATCAACTACCCTAATTGAATCAAAAACTTATGAGAATCCTCAATTCTTAAGAATGAAAGATTTGATGAGTAAAATTGGGTAATCAAAATTAAATAAACAAATAAAACAAACAAAACAAAATACTAAAAATGGGAGCATTATTAGAATCAGGTCTTGTTGGTAACATTGGTCTTAAGCACCTTAAAGTTATTAAAGAAGACACAATCAACAAATGGGACAAATTAGGATTCCTTGAGGGTCTTAAAGGTCACATGAGAGAGAACGTAGCTCAACTTTATGAAAACCAAGCTTCTCACTTAATTAACGAAGCATCATCTACATCTGACACAGGTGCATTTGAAACAGTTGTTTTCCCTATCGTAAGAAGAGTTTTCTCTAAATTATTAGCAAACGATATCGTTTCTGTACAAGCTATGAACTTACCTATCGGTAAATTATTCTACTTCGTACCTAACATTCAGTCTTACCAACCAGGTACTTCTGAGCACTACGCACCTTATGGTTCTCCAAACGCTGCGGCTGGTCAAACTCCAAACAGTGGTTATGACTATAATAACACTAAGGATCTTTACGATAGATTCTACGAAGGTAACGAACCAGCTTTGGATCCTCCTGGGTTGTTCGATTACTCTAAAGGACAATATTCTGCTATCACAGCACAAGTTGGAACTGTTGCATGGTTAGCCGACCAATTGGTTCCTTCAGCGTATACTCTTTCTGATTACAGAAAAGTATTAGTAGTTATGTCAGGTTTCGCATCTGACGGAGCAGGTAAATTAATCGGTCCTGATGGTCAACCAATGGATAACGAAGCATTCTTATCTGATTTGACAGTTTATGGTGCAGCAGGAAACGTTTACACTTCTGCTAACACTTCAAACCCTTACTTATTCAGAGTTGTAACTCAGAGATATGGTAAAGGAATTGTACAGTATGGTAACAACAACGCTACGTTGGTATTCCCTAACAGTAAGACAGATGGTGGTCAGTATGACAACTTATGTGACGCTGAAGGTAAAATCTACTTGGAAGTTGATTTACAAGTACCAGTATGTGTTACTTGTGGTGGTTCATTAGACGGTTACACAGGTTCAACATTCTCTTCAACAACTGCAGCAGACAACGCATTCACAGCTACTTATAGAATCTATAAGAACTTGGAATTCGAAGATAAGATTGGTGAAGTTTCATTCGACCTTATGTCAGTAACAGTTTCTGTAACTGAAAGAAAATTAAGAGCTCAGTGGTCTCCAGAAATGGCTCAGGACGTTGCGGCATTCCACAACATCGACGCTGAAGCTGAATTAACTGCATTGTTATCTGAGCAAGTTGCGGCTGAAATTGATAGAGAAATCTTGAGAGACCTTAGAAAAGGAGCAGCTTGGAACTTAAGATGGGATTACAATGGATGGAAGAGATTAGGATCTAGTGCAGTTCCTTATACTCAGAAAGATTGGAACCAAACTCTTATCACTGCAATCAACCAAATTTCAGCACAAATCCACAAATCTACATTAAGAGGTGGAGCTAACTGGATCGTTGTTTCTTCTGAAATCAGTGCTATCTTTGATGACTTGGAATACTTCCACGTATCAAACGCGGCTCCTGAGCAGGACCAGTACAACATGGGTATTGAAAGAGTTGGTACATTAGCAGGTCGTTACCAAGTGTATAGAGACCCTTACTT